CCCTTCACTATAATGTGTGTACTGAATTTGTCCGTTGTCGATGTCTGTTATATTGTAACGAAAATTTTCTCTATTAACTTTAGAAATATAATACCACAACCATCCAGAAATCCAATGTTCTGTTGGTATCCAAACATTCTTACTATTTCTTAGAGACCTGTTTATACCTTTGGTTTTTTCATTTATAGGTACTTCAGAATCTTGCATATTATATTCAAATACGCTTATATCATCTTCTAAGATTTTTATCATACCAACAGGCAATCTAGTTACTTGCCAGCAACAAAGTCCAGACATAAAAAAATTAATTATATCAAGTTTTCATGATAAATGCAAGAGCATAGTATGGAGGTCTGTTTTCGTGGTAGTCATCTCCACCTGTTGCACTTGTTGTACCACCACTTGGAGAACCGTTTGCCGGATTACAGCATCCATAGTCAGATCCACCTCTGTTAGCAGCATATGGGTGACTGTGAGATGGCATTTCTTGCTCAGTCAACTGGTGAGCAACTGAACCACCAGTAGCACCAACTGAATAATTGCTACTAACAGCACCAGTATCTGCATTGAATGTTACATTATTAGAACCATCACCAGATGCACCAACAATAAACCTACTTCTTAAGTCTGGAGTTCCATTTGAACCATTACAAAGAACCCATCCAGATGGAATTGCTGAAACGGCACCAGACCACATAATAATTCCGCCGGATGGAACAGAAGATCCAGCACCACCAATTATACCTTGAGTTCCTTGGGTTCCTTGGGAAGCAGAACCTATAGTACCTTGAGCTCCTTGAGCGCCAGGATCTCCACCAATTCCATCAGTACCACTAGTGCCTTGAAGACCTTGGATACCTTGAGCTCCTTGAGCTCCTTGAGCACCACCATCACCAGCAATACCAGAAATCCCTTGAATACCTTGAGTACCTTGTGTTCCCTGAACACCTTGAGTACCTTGAGCTCCTTGAGCACCACCATCACCAGCAATACCAGAAATCCCTTGAATACCTTGAGTACCTTGTCTTCCCTGAGTGCCTTGGATACCCTGAATTCCTTGAGTACCATCAGTACCCTGTGTTCCTGTCTCACCCTGAATACCTTGTGTACCTTGTGTTCCCTGTGTTCCCTGAACACCTTGAGTACCTTGAGCACCTTGAGCACCACCATCACCATCAATACCTTGAGTTCCTTGAGTACCCTGAACACCTTGAGTTCCTTGAGTACCCTGAACACCTTGAGTTCCTTGAGTACCCTGTACTCCTTGAGTTCCTTGAGTACCCTGTGTTCCTGTCTCACCCTGAATACCTTGTGTACCTTGTGTTCCCTGAGTACCTTGAGTACCTTGAGCACCTTGAGCACCACCATCACCAGCAATACCAGAAATCCCTTGAATACCTTGAGTACCCTGAACACCTTGAGTTCCTTGAGTACCCTGTACTCCTTGAGTTCCTTGAGTACCCTGTACTCCTTGAATTCCTTGGACGCCTTGAAGAGCTGCTGTTGATATTTTCTCCCATTTAACGCCACTAGCATCTCCGATTAGAACGGATGTTGCAGCACCAACATTACCATAAAAGTCTGTTAGAGTACTTTCTAACTCTAGGTTATTATTGAATGTGGCGACACCAACCACATCAAGACCGCCACCAGTAACTCTTAGACCAGATCTTGCTGTGGCAATACCGATTGAATCAACATTAACTACGTTTTCATAGGTAAGATCACCAAGAACAAATAAATCTCCCACAACTGTGGCGATACCACTAGCGTAAATATTTCTTGTAGTTAAATCGTCCCCTAAAGTAGCACCCCCTCCAGCACTGAGATTTGGCGCATGAAGAGTTCCTGAAACGAAAAGATCGTTTTCGAATGTACCAATTCCAGTGAAAAAGGATTGTTGAGAAACAGAAAGATTACCTGTTATATCTACAGTCGTGCCAATACCTACTTTCTGCCCGCCAGTGGTAGTGTAATTTAATTTTTTAGCAACTTGAGCTAGTTCAAGTGGTATTGCCATCTACTAAATTACTTCATTTCCATTATTGATTATTTATCACAAGGACTACCACTTCTTAACGGGGCAAGATTCCCATCCAATTCTCACTTTGAGTGGCATGAAACAACCACATTTTTTACATTGTTTAGTTGGTTTGAAGAAATGCTCACATTGTAGGCATAGTTTCATTCTATCAATTGCTTGTCTATTTTCTTCAACCATCCCCACTCAACTCCGCTTCTGCCTGTGAAAGAATATCATCATTTGGATCATATGTGTATGATATATTAGAAAGTATATCATCAATATTCAAACTATGCTCAGTAATATACTGTGAAACATTTCCCATCACAGCATCTTTTAACCTACTATCTCCATTTACTGCATAGTATTCTGCGAGAAGCATAATATCTCCACTAAGATATCTTCCCGTAGGAACTGAAGGCATTAGAGGACTAAAAGTAGTTGTAGTAATACCTACAGTAGTTGTTGCCTCTTCTTCCTTCCTAACAGATGTTCTTTGCTGTCCAACACTAATATCTGGATTTATAATACTATCGGATGAAACCAGAAAATCTGGATCATAATGAGAAACTGCATCATCAATATCTTCTAGTGATGCATTTGGTGGAATTGGTACTTTTGCCTTTGAATTATTCTCAAACTCAACGGTAATTTGTCCTGCGGAAATTTCTAAAATTGTATAGTTCATTATAAATTAGTGCTTGTGTTGTATTTATTTAAAATCCACCAGGGACCTGCAGACCGTTTGTACTGACTGTTGTTCTTCCCCCAACAGTTCCTTGATTGATAAAATGAACAATACTGCCATAATTACCACCAGATGGTTCTCTCTCATACAAATAATATCCAGCAAGACCACCTGCAGATCCTGCTGAACCATTAGTATAGTTTCCGTTAAATCCAGTATCTCCAGTATCTCCAGTATTACCATATGTACCACCAGTTCCACCATCTCCACCGTCACCAGCATTAGTTCCACCAGCACTACCAGAATATCCTCCACCTGGGGTTGCGCCCGTATCAGATCCTGCACCATAACCACCATAACCACCATCTCCACCATCATAGTAGGTATATGAAGTATATGGACAAAACCATCTCAATCCACCTTCAGCGCATCCGTTTCCAAAAGTTGTACCACCAGAACATGGAGCAGTATTTGAACAAGGTTTTCCACAACAAACAGGACATGTACAAAGAGGATATGCATAATAACCTGAAGAAGATGTACGTCCCTGGCCACCAGTTCCACCAAGTCCTCCTGCTCCACCTCCGCCATAGATGGAACCTTGGTTGTCAATAAAAATTCCATTTCCTCTTGCACCAGGATTACCCCCATCAACATAAATGGCAGTTCCACCTTCACCTTGGATTTTGTTATAATTGAGAGTAACATCAGGAGAACTTGCAGCTCTACCACCGCCACCTAATATTGTTCCTTTATTTAAAATATAGATTGTTCCTCTGTATCCAGGAACATATAAAGCAAACACATAATTTGCATGATACTGAACATTTCCCCACGTATGAACAGCAGCACCAACTGTTACACCACTATCAATGACTATTGTCTTTTGGTTATCACCATATAAAATGTCATTCGAAAATAAATCAGCAACATTTACATTAGTTGTATTACCAGTAATATGTGCGGTAAAGTTTGATGTTAGTGTAAATGGTATTGATGCTAATGACATTTTTAATAAACACCAGTACCAGTAATTAGAAATTCGTTAGATGCTATGCATAAAATGGTTGCAATCCCTCTTTGTGCTAGTGATCTATTTCCTGTAGATGATGTGCCAGGAAGTCTTAATGTAGTTCCAGTTCCTTGTGTAATAACAAGAGGAGAACTAGTATCGTTATATATGAGAATACTTTCACCAGCAGAAAAAATATTTTGAGGTATAGTTACATTAGCACTCATTTTCACAATGGTTCCTGCATCAGAAGCTGTAAGCGTATAAGCAGATCCCTGTGAAGAAATTGATAGAGCTACTCCTACTCCACCAGAAAGTCCTTGAATTCCTTGAGTTCCTTGAGTTCCTGCACCTGTTGCACCTTGAGTACCATCAGTTCCTTGAGGTCCAGCTACGGTTGAGTCAGCACCGTTGGAACCTTGAATACCTTGAGTACCTTGAGTTCCTTGTGTTCCCTGAGTACCTTGAGCACCTTGAGCACCACCACCACCATCAATACCAGAAATTCCTTGAGTTCCTTGAGTTCCTTGAGTTCCTTGAGTTCCTTTTGTACCCTGAGCACCCTGTGCTCCAGGATCTCCACCAATTCCATTATTACCCTGAATACCTTGAATACCCTGAGCACCGTCAGTTCCTTGAGTACCCTGACTGCCATTAAATCCTTGAACACCGCTTTCTCCTTGAATTCCTTGAATTCCTTGAGTTCCTTGAATTCCTTGAATACCTTGAGTTCCCTGTGATGCTTGAACTCCTTGAGTTCCTTGAATTCCTTGAGTTCCTTGAGTTCCTTGTGTACCCTGAGCACCCTGTGCTCCAGGATCTCCACCAATTCCATTATTACCCTGAATACCCTGAATACCTTGAATACCTTGAATACCTTGAGTGCCTCCACCACCTTGAGAACCATCAATACCTTGAATTCCTTGGGCACCATCAGTACCCTGAGCACCATCAGTTCCTTGAGTACCATCAGTCCCTTGTGTACCTTGAATACCTTGGATACCTTGGATACCTTGGATACCTTGAGAACCATCTGTGCCCTGTGTTCCCGTTATTCCTTGTGTTCCAGTCTCACCCTGAATACCTTGAGTTCCTTGAATTCCCTGAATTCCCTGAATTCCCTGAATTCCCTGAATACCTTGAGTGCCTTGCGTACCTTGAATTCCCTGAGCACCTTGAGACCCAACATCTCCAACATCACCAGTTCTTGCAAAAGTTACAATAACATCCTCATCATTACTAAAAGAATTTGCTCCGGATATTCTAGTACATGGAACTTTAAAATATCCTGTCGCTTCAATTATTGACCCATTAATAGTAAATATTGTAAAGTCTTCTGCATTTGATTTATTTGATACTCTAAAATGTCCCTTAATTGTGGAAGTAGAATCATCAATTGTTCTTAAGAATGTTTGAATATCCGTTCCACCATCATCAACATCGTCAATGTACATTTGAGATGCTGAGGATAGAGATCCATTATTAAATTTTAATTTTCCTGCACCAGGATCATAGTCTCCCGTATCAGTAGAAAATGTATAATCAAAAGTAGCTCCACCAAAATTGCCAGTTACACCTTGAATACCTTGAATACCTTGAGACCCTTGAGTTCCTTGAATACCTTGAATACCTTGTGTTCCCTGAGTGCCTTGAACACCTTGATTTCCTTGAATACCTTGAATACCTTGTGTTCCCTGGGATGATTGAACACCTTGATTTCCTTGAATTCCTTGAATACCTTGAATACCTTGTGTTCCCTGAGATGCTTGAACACCTTGTATTCCTTGTATTCCTTGTGTACCTTGAGTGCCTTGAAGACCAAGATCTCCCTGAACACCTTGATTTCCTTGAATACCTTGGATACCCTGAGTGCCTTGGACACCCTGAATTCCTTGAATTCCTTGAATGCCTTGGATCCCCTGAGTGCCTTGAACACCCTGAATTCCTTGTGATGCGGCATTCTTATAAACAATAACATCAACTATTTCACCAGCATCTAGTGCTTCGGACAGTGTTAGTGTATCGCCATTAGATAAAGTATATTCATTGGGTGTCAGATGAACACCATTTAAATATACATCTACGTTAGTCGTTAAATCATAAGTTATAGTAAAGTCTATTTGATCTTGAGTGGCAACAAAGTTGTATATGAATCTATTGAATGCAAGAGCGTCGGTACTGCTAGACCAACTCACACCAATACCTATTGATGTTAAGACTGATCCAGCAACTCCAACATTATTATGATAATCAATTAAAGATTCTGTAAGTTTTAAAGTTCCTCCAACATGTAAGTTTGCCTGAGCATTAGTTGTTCCAATACCAAGTGCATTTGAAACCGGATTAAAAACAAATAATGAATCTGTCGAGAATTCATTATTATCATTAAAAAGTATCTGCCCAGGAGCGCCAGGAGCAAATACTGTTACTGTTGATATGTCTCCGCTTGCTGTTGCTGATATTGCTGCTCCTACAAAATTTAATTTAGATACACTATTCGCTGTTCCTACAAGAATTCCCTCATCAAAAATACTGATACCATTAACAAGAGTTGCAGGAGGTAATTCTTGCCAGTATCTATCGCTATCTTCTGCATTTTCAATTGTTATAAGATTATAATATCTTGGAGAAAGTGGAATACTCTTTTCTCCAGGATATCCCAAATGAGGTTCTGCTTCACTTAGAGACAAATACTGATATCTGTCGGTTGAAATTGCCGACTGAGGAACTCTTTTTGCTCTATTACTAAGATATTTTGCCATTATACTGTAGAGTTCTCTAGAATACTACAAATAAATTCCATCTGAAGTGGAGCAACTTGTCCTCCGCTTACATAGGTGTGTGCAATTCCGGCAACAACACCAGAGTCAGTCACAAAGGTTTTGGATGTTCCTACAGATCCTTCAATACTTGTAATTGTAAATGTCTGTTGTGGTGAGGGATAGATTGTAGTTGTAATTCCACTATTTGCTGGACATGTAAATTCTAACCCACTCATTGTTACTTCATCACCAACATCAAAATTATGTGCTACTGAAGTAACTACAGTCGTAATTCCAGTGTTATTATCATATACACAACTAGTAATCCCAACAGTACCAGATTGATTTCCTTCAATGATAATCGAGTCAGATATAAGTGCCGTTCTTTCTAAGACTAATCTACCATCAATCATAATTAGAGAATCATTAGGAGGTACTTCTCCACCTTTAATGATTCTGATATTTCTTGTATTACCTGCTGTTTTTGTTGCTATGCTTTTTCTTCTATGTGTAAAAGTAACTGATGGATATGTTCCCACTCCAACATTGGCAACCTGTGCATAAAGAAGAATAGCAGAGACACCTACAGGAGTAGTATAAACTGTTTGTTCCCCCGGAGCAACTGGAACAGCAATAGTAATAAATTTGTTTAGTGGTGCTACTGCCATATTATCTCAAAGCAAGTATTAATGGTGTGACTTCTGCTTGAATTGCTCTACTAAAATCTCTTCCTCGGATTGTAGATGTTGTTTGATCAACTTGTATCCCTGCACCAATATCAAAATTACCTTTTTGGTCAGTGCTAGTGAATGGAATTTGTGCTCCATCTCTAGCAACAATTTCATTTTCTTTTATGGGAACAGCACCTTGGAAGGGTGTTGAGGTATTTATATCTATACCTGTACCAATATATTCGAATGAATGACTGCTGGTCAGAATTCTACTAATTCTTCTTATTTCAACCGTATCATTCTCAAACAATTCATAGGGAATAAATTCATTAAATGTTACTGTTGTAATTCCAGTTACTGTTGGGTCCGTTGCTTCAAAAACAGTGTAGTAAATTGGAGTCATTACAGCAGTAGCAAGACTAGTATCACCATCAATATCGACAACAATATTTTGTGTTGACAAGTAGTTTCTACCTGTACTTATAACATCAATAGCAGTAATTGTACCAGCAGCACTTACCGTGGCACTACCTTGAGCAATAATTCCTTGCGGTCCTTTAGGAGTTACAGTGCCATCAGAATCTCTAATAATAACATTTGGTGGAGAAGTTTCACTGAATCCAGATCCACCATTTAATACTTGTATCCTGTCCAATTGTGTTAAAGGTGAGGTGATAACTCCACTACCAACAGTGTCAGGATAATTATCCAGGTTAATCTTGAACCATAGTGCTTGACCATCATATGGTTTCCTCACACTTGAGGAATAATCAACTACATTTTTGATTGCAATAGAGTCTAATTCTGCTGTTGTATCTGCATTTACTGCTCCAGTGAATTCAGTTGATCCTAATCCAACGGCAACTAGACCAAAATTACCAAATGATGAGTTTGAGTTTGTAAGATCGCAAGAACCACCAGTATCGACATAAACCGCAGTATCACAAGTAATTGTGAATAAAGAAACTAATTGTGCATATCCATTATTTGTAATTGATACTCCAATTCCACCTTGATTATATTGAGTGAAAGAATCAAGAACCATTGATTTTAAATTACTGCCTATTGTAGATGCTGTGGCATGATCTCCATTAACTTTCATACCAATACTTCCACTCATAAAGTTCGTACAGTTACGAACATATGGTGATCTCCATCGACCACTTTCTCCCTCTGTAGCTGGTCCTGGGTCGGTAAATCCAGTAACAGCACCAAAAGCACTTCCATTAGAAATATCTTCAGCAGTTGGTGGAAACGCTACAGCTGCTGATCCAGTGTGCCCAACAGAAACTGAAGTTCCAGAAAAGTTAAGATTTTCAACCAAACATCCCCTTCTTACATGAAAAACATCTTTGTCAACATTATTTGGAATGATTTTAACAAGTCTTAAATCCTGACCAGAAACACTAACATCAGTTCTTAATCCGATTGGATTTTCTTCATTATAAACTCCAGATCTTACAAAAATTGTGTCTCCAGGTTGTGCAATAGATGCGGCAGCGCCGATAGTTCTCTTTGCATCACCTTCCAAATATCCAGTGTTTGAATCATTGCCATCTACAGTAACCCAGATAGCATTTTCAGTTTCAACGCCAGGTGGTCTCCAAGATACTCCAGTACCAATAGAAGAAAGTCTGTAATCTGTTTTACCAGCAGCTACACTACCATTAATATCAATTAAAGTTGAATCTAATTCTAAAGATCCAATGAGTTTTGTATTTTCACCTACATTTAAATTTTTAACGATTCCAACACCACCATCTACATGTAAAGCACCATCAGTAATATCATTTGATTGTTGAGTCGAATTTATTGATGTAATATCTTCAACATCAAGTGTTGACTCAATAAGTGTATCTCCACTAATAGTTGTTGCTCCACCTACACTCAAATCAGAATTTAATCTTGTATTTTCAGCAACAAATAAAGTTGAAGAAAGAGTTGTAAGACCAGATACACTTAAGGAAGAACTTAATGTAGTGACACCATCAACATCTAAAGTATTATTTAATGTAGTAGCTCCATCAACATCTAAAGTATTGTTTAATGTAGTAGCTCCATCAACATCTAAAGTATTGTTTAATGTAGTAGCTCCATCAACATCTAAAAGATCAGCAATAGTTGTTTGACCAGAAATATCGACATTACCACCCAAACTAGTATCACCAATTACGTCTAAAGCTCTGGTTGGAGATGAATTATTAATACCTACATTTGAATTTCTAAA